GGCAGATGGCAACCGTGGCATAACGGTCATCAATGGTTGATTGACCAAAGACTCAAAGAGGGTAAGAATGTTTTGATTTGTATTCGTGATATGTTACCCGATGAAAATAATCCATATACTTGTGAAGAAGTTTATGATAATCTACAAGTGAAATTCAAAGGATTTATAGATGAGGGTTTGATTAAAATTATGATTATACCAGATATAGAATCTATAAACTATGGTAGAGATGTTGGTTATGATGTTATAGAACATTTTCCACCACCAGAAATTAAAGAAATTAGCGGAACAAAAATAAGGAATGAAAAATAAAATGAAAGAATTAACTCCAGAACAAATCCAAGAGAATTGGAATAAGTTAATCCAATTAGTAGAGGATACATTTGAAGGAGAGAGAAAAGAAAATCTCTTGAAGATGTATGAATACTTTGAGGATAGAATGTGTGTAGCACCAGCTAGTGGTAAACCAAATTATCATTATTGTCATATTGGTGGTTATACAGAACACGTATTACACGTAGTGGAAACGGCAAAGAAATTAATGAAAGTCTATCAAGAGATTGGTGCAGTGATTGATTTTAATGAAGAAGAACTTGTATTTAGTGCACTACACCACGACTTAGGTAAAGTAGGTGATTTAGACCATGAATATTATTTACCACAAGATGATGATTGGAGAAGAAAGAAATTAAATGAGTGGTTTACTCATAATCCAGAGTTACAATATATGAGTGTTACAGATAGGGCATTATGGTTATTACAACATTTTGATGTTAAAATTTCACAATTAGAATATTTAGCAATAAAGGTAAGTGATGGTATGTATGATGATTCAAATAAACAATATTTGAAAACATTTAAACCAGAGAATAGTTTTCATTCAAGTTTACCTTACTTAATACATTGGGCCGACCATATGGCAACAAGAGCAGAATATACAGAATGGAAGTATGAAGAAGAATATGAGAATGCTGGTATTAGAGATAGAGTTCAAGAAAGTGTATCAACTCAAGTTGCTAAAGAAGTAAAAAAGATAGAGGCCGACCCAGAACCCACAGCATCAGCAAAAGATTTGTTTAATGAGCTATTTGGTGAATAAGATAAATAATATATTTTTAGAAGATTGTATGGATAGATTGAATAAAGAATCTAGTTATGATTATGCATTTTTCTCACCTCCAGATTATGATGAAATTAATATGAATCCAAAAAGTGATTCAGAAGAATATTTTAGTTTTGTTAGTAATGTATTGAAAAAATTAAATCCGACTAAACACGTAGTTACGGTAGTTATTAGTGATAGGAAATTCAATTCAACTATTATACCTAAACATAAAATGGTTATAGATATGATGTTTGATTCAGGATATAAGTTAGTATCACAAAAAATTTGGAGAAAATCACCAAGTATAAATTTATATAGATTAAACTATGCATTTGTTTTATCATTTGCTAAACAGAAATGTAAACAACATTATAAGAAAGATTTTAAAATAGATGTGTGGGATCATAAACATCAAAACTATGAAGGTTATTCATATAATATGCCAATAGAAATAGCACAAAAGTGTATAGAGAATTTTACTAATGTGAGTGAAGTAGTCTATGACCCGTTTATGGGTGTAGGCACTACTGCTATTGCATGTATTAATTCAGATAGGTTTTATATGGGTAGTGAAATAGACCCGAAAACATATGAGTTATGTATGAATAGAATAGATAAATACGAAGGAAATCAAAAATGGTATTAGAAATATTATTAGGATTACTTGTTCTTGGAGAAGGATATGTGATTTGGAATTTAACAAAAAAAACAGAAATGTTGGAAACTTGGGTGGAAACATTTTCTGAAAAGATAACACAAGTTAGAGATAACTTACAAGAAATCGATCATCAAGGACATTTTGAAGCTGATGATGAAGTAGGAACAACATTTAAACTCATTAAAGAAACTGTAGACGAACTACAGGAATTAGAAGGAGAAGAAGTAGATGCCGCGTAAAAAAGCAAAGTCAAGAATGTATTTCACACAAGATACAGAAGATGCTATTATTCAGTATAATAATACTGATGATAGGATGTTGAAAAACGACTTATATGTAGCTGAAATTGGTTATGCGTTTGATAAATTAGCAGAAAATTTGATACATACTTTTAAATTTTATTATTTTGATATACCATTAACTGAAGTAAAAAATGAAGTAGTGTCTTATTTGATAATGAATATACATAAGTTTAAAGAAGGTAAGGGAAAGGCATTTAGTTATTTCAGTATTGTTGGAAAGAATTATTTAATTCTTCATAATAACAACAATTATAAAAAAATGAAAATAACTAAATCATTAGATGTTTTAGATTTTAATAGAAATCTAAGTTCTGAAGAAAGTGAACGGGAATCTAAAGAAACCTATAACGAATTTATAGAACAAATGTTAGAGTTTTGGGATAATAATATTCGAAACATATTCCGTAGACAAAAAGATATATTGGTTGCAGATTCTGTTATAGAACTATTTAGGAAAAGACGTAATGTAGAGAATTTCAATAAGAAGGCATTATACATTCTGATTCGTGAAATGACAGGTTCTAATACTCAACATATTACTAGAGTTATTAATGTTATGAAAAAACATTATAAGGATATGATATATGATTATCAAAATTTAGGACAAATAGACACAACCAATACAGGTTCTATATTTAACGCCTAATTATATTTAACTTATAAAAACAAAAAAACCCCGACTAAATCGGGGTTTTTTTATGCACAGATGTGAGTGACGGGACGTCACATCTTATTTGCGAAATAAACCCACCAACACCAATAGTGCGACTAATCCAGCAAAGCCAGATTCACCGAAACCATTTATAATAGATGTTAGGTTACTAATAACATTAACACCAAAGAAACCACTGCCGAATAATACTTCGCCTATGGCTCCGATGGCTACAAAGGATAACAATAGAGACGCTATGTCATCTATCCATCCTCCGACCATTGTTACTACTTCCCTCATTGGTTTTTCTCCAGTTAGTTTAGTATTGCATCAATTAGGACTATAAAAAGTCCTCTTATATAACTATTTATATAAAAGAATTTAATTTTTTAGTATATATTTATATAAAACGGAATAAATTTAATGTTATATTTATATTAGAGTCAATCTATATCAAACAACACGAGAACAAAAATGTCAGATTTTAAAGTATTTAAAGAAAAGTCGTTATCCGATGTATTTGAAGATATTTACAACAATTCATCAGATAATAAAAAACAGTTAGATATTCTTATAAAAGAGATTGTGGGATTCATCAAAGATGGTGATACTGCAGTACAATTAATACCTGCTATCAAAGAATATTTAGAAATTAAAGTAAAAAATGATGAGCAATTGGTAAAGATGGCATCAATAGTTCAACGATTAGTTAGTTCTGAAAGCAAGGGTTCGGAGTCAGAATTTGGACTATCTGAAAAAGAAAAAGAACAATTAGTAGGTTCAATAGAAAAGGTTGCACAAGAAGCTCAAGATTATACAGATGAAGTGAATAGGAAAGTGAAAATAAATGCCGACAATTGATAGAACCAAAGTTATTAGAGAAGGAAAAAAGGATGGTTTTGTAACTGAGGCACAGGCTTATCATATGATAAGAAAGTATTCAGATGCATATCGCTATTTACAGTTTGATGTATGTGAGGTTAAGAAGGTACATACAAGTGTAGAAAGTGGTGAGTTATATGGTGCAATTCAAGGAAGATTAGTAACTACTGAATATAATAAAATATTAGAAAATAGGTGGATTCAACCATTTTCATTGAGGGATTTTGAGCTACCTTCTGAGAATGAATATGTAATGGTATTTGAATTTGGACTCACACCAAATGAAACGTTATATTATATTAGAGATTTTTCTATTGATAGAAAATTAAATTATAATATTTCAAATTTTGGTAAATCTGGTTTACCAACAGAGTCAGAAGTTAATAGGGCCTCAGAAGTTGTAAATAAAAAAGTTAAAAAGATTGTACCATTACCAAGATATAAAGATGGAGATAAGTTTATTCAAGGTAGATTTGGTCAAACTATACAATTTACCAGTAAGAATGAAACCCAGCCTTGTTTGAGAATAACAAATAATACGAATAAATTTAATGAGGATGGTTTATTTACACCATATTTCGATAATGAAGGAAGTGTTATTTATTTAGAAGGTAGTAGAATACCTTTAGATTTAAAAGAAAGAGTTAAAGGGGCAGATGAATTTCCAGAATTAACTGGAGACCAAATTGTAATAGAAAGTGATAGGTTGATTTTTCAATCTAAAAAAGAAGAAATATTTATCAATGGGTTTAAAAAAGTCTCTATTAATTCTCCTGAAATACTTATTAATGGACAACCTTATGTTCATGGAAATTTTATAAAAGATTTAGTGGATCAACTCGTTAGTATAATGGATAAATTTGTTAGTGGCGGCCAGGTCATGACTGTATCAGGAGGGCCTGTCCAGGGAGCCGTTTTCATGAAAGAGACAACAATTTTAAAAAGTATACAACGACAAATATTTAATTCTAAATATAAAAATGAAACAAATCCAGAAGGTAAACCACCCACGAAGAAATCTATTGAAGAACTTAACGACTATATAACCAATTCAGGATATTAAGATGCCAGAAAAGATAGTAAAAATAATAACAACGGATGATTCAGGTAAGCGACATACAAACTGGGAAACAAAAATAGTTGATGAAAATCTAATAGAAATACTATTGAGTCCATTAGGAATCATTACATTACCATTGGGTAAAGTATTTGTAAATGATAAAAGAGGCATGCCTAAACATAAATTATACAATGGTGATATAGTTAAAACTGGATCTAAATCAAGAGTGGAAATTAAAATACCAAGTGGTGGAGAAGTTGGAGAAAAATGGATTGTTAGAATAGGAGAACAATCGGAGTTTGTAATCACATCAGCTAATTTAAAAGAAGCTGCTAGAAATTATGGAATAGCACAATATAAGGATGGAAATTTATATGAATCATTTGAAACTGCTTTTACTGATAAACCAATAGGAAAGAAACGACTACCAACAGCAGTAGCAGCTATTTACGGATAGGATAATTATGGCAAAAACATCAGTAGGTAAAGCATTAGAAAAATTTTTACAAAAAAAGATAGATAGTATATATGCGTTAGAGGCAGAAATTAGTATAGGAGAATATGAAGGTACTCTTACGAGGGAAGATGTTGAAAAATTAAGAAAAAAATTAAATAATAAAACTAAAGATTTGGACGATATGAATACAACTTTAGAGTCTTATGAAGTTACTATTGATGTGGCGGATACCACAATAAAAGTACAAGAGGGTATAGCAGTAGCTAATCCAACAGGAGGGCCATCTGCAGCGGCACTTTTACTAAGAGAAAAATCTAAAGAAGTATCTGATGATCTTTCAGAAGTAATTAAAGAACAAGGTAAAAGTGCAATCAAACAGGCATTAGATGGATTAAAAAATGCAAGAGAAGCATTAAATAATATAGGTAAAAAGTAAGTTACAAACTAGGAGATGATAAAATGAAGTTAGAAGGACTTAAAAAATATATAGCTAAAACTGTACGAGAAGAAGTACAAAAAGAAATAAATAAAATATTTATTACTGAAGGTAAATCTATTAAACTCAAGACGAAACCAAAGCCAAAGACAGTTTCAAAATCTAAAGTTACGGAAGAACATACAGTTTATTCTAAAGATAAAACTCTTAATAAAATTTTAAATGAAACCGCGGGATTTAAACAAAAACCAAAAGAAGGTTTTGAAGATTATCCTACTCTAAGTGGAGAAACTTTTGATTCATCAAGAACAGCAGAATTATTAGGATATGGTGATGTTCGTGGTGCAGGTAGTAATGAACAAAAGAGAGAAATTGGAGCAGTTCAAACCATTAAAAGTGTACCAGGTGTTAAAGTAGAAGATGTACCTCAAGCAACACAAGATGCACTAACACGAGATTATAGTTCTTTAATAAAAGCAATGGATAAGAAAAATAAATAAAATGCCGAGTTCAAGAGAAAAAGACCAAGATCCAGATATCTTTATAGGTTTAGCATTTCCATTAGGATTTGCAAATGATGGTATTTTTAGAAAAACTAAAACTACTTTGGAACAGGCAAGATATAATTTAAGAAATCTTTTATTAACTATGAAAGGTGAGAGATTGGGACATCCAGAATTTGGATGTGAGATTCATAACTTATTATTTGAACAAATAGGTGATGATATAAATGATACTATTGAAGAAATGATTAAAGAATCAGTTGATACTTGGCTACCCTATCTTAAAATAGGCAAAACGGTTACTGTACAAGTTGATAATAGATTAAATGTTGATGTACATTTTAGTTTAAAAAATGATCTAACAGGATTTGAAGAAGTTTTAGATGTATTCTACGACATAACGGAGTAAAATTATGGCAGAGTTTGATAAACAAGTAAAATATTTAGGAAAAGATTTTGGTACGTTACGTAACAATTTAATAGAGTTTGCAAAAACATACTATCCTACCGTTTATAATGATTTTAATGAAACTTCACCTGCAATGATGATGGTGGAAATGGCAGCATATGTTGGAGATGTATTAAATTATTATATTGATGATACTTTTAAAGAAAGTTTATTACCATTTGCACAAGAAAAAAATACAATTTATAATATAGCACAGTCTTTAGGATATAAACCAAGATTTATTTCACCAGCAATAGTAGAATTAACTTTAACACATACGGCACCTGCCAGTACAGACGATAATTTAGAACCAGATTGGGATTATGCACTTAATATTAGATATAATTCTCGTGTTTCAAGTGATACTACTGGAGTGGATTATAGATTATTGGAAGATTGTAATTTTAAAGTAAATAGTTCTTCGAGTCCAAGA